GTGTAATCTCTAATAAAAGAAACATGTTTTAATAATAGATAACTATAGTTATTACTTCCGTCTATCAAAGCTAAACTAAACGGTGATAAAAAATCCGTCGGCGTAGATAAATAAGTATTGTCTTGAGTCAATGTTCCTGTGACATTTTTACGGAAAACAGGAAGCTGTACAGATTTTAAAATACGTTCTTCTGTTGTTTGTATAAAAGTATCTAATGTGTTTACAAAGGTAGTTTCAGTATTATCTAAATAATTCTGGACCGCTGTTTTTAATCCACTATATGTAAATCCTGCCATTATCCTATACTCACTGTTACGCTTCCTAAATCACTAGTTGCTCCTAGTCCGTCAAAAACTGTTCCTACGGGGTCAGATTTAAAAGTCATACCACTTCCTGCGTTTGTAGTGATTATAACTCCTAATTGACTTTGTGGTAAAGGAACCTCAGGTCTAGGTTTCCATAAAGCTTCAGCGTCTGCTGAAATATTAGGGGGGTCTAGTTGTGGATGTTTTGGTTCATAACACTCTTCGCAAGTTCTAAAATTTTCCCAATTACCTTTAGCTGATTTGTACGGATATCTAAAACCACAAGTATCGCAAATAAAATAAGCGTATTTACCTGAAGCGTATCCCATTAGATATACTCATGTTTAGGAACAATTCTTAAAGGAGAACGGTCTTCGTCGTATCTTATAGCATTCGCTAAATCTTGTTCATATTGTTGTTTTATTACAGGAAGTTTTTGCACGTTCTTTTTCAAACATAAATAATAAGCTAACCCAGAAACTAAACAAGGCATAAACCTAGTCGGTATATCTACGTCGTTTATTTGAGTGGAAGAATCTTCTATAGTTTTCCAAACATAGTAAACGAGTTTGTCCGTTGAGTTCTCGGGCGTTGGATAAAGGTGAATAACAGGACTTTTTAATCTTTCTAACCAATACTCAGTTACTCTAGCTTTTGTTCCTTTATTAGGGATACTAATAAATTCATTACGGTCTATCCTAGACAAAGTAAAATCAGTAGTAATATTATTAACCGTTCTTTCAATATAAGCGTCTAAAACATCTATGTCAAAAGAATTAATAGTGTATTCACTAGTTCCTTCAATAAGCGTAAGTTCTACTTTAGAAACCTCCCACATTTGAATACCTCTGTTCGACCAATCGGCAAACATAATATTCATAGAACGTCTAGCTGTAACTGCGTCATAAGAAGTACGAGCTTCCAATCCTGCAAGCTCGTATGCTTCTTCTATTGCGGTCGCTACATCTAAATTAAATGCACGAGTTCCTGAGGTAGCCATATTAAGTGTAGTAAGCTACAAAAAAGTCGCAATTAGCTAATACGACATAGGCTCCTGTATTGAACTTAACTCCATCATTAGGTAAGTAATGGTCAAAAGATTCATTTGCTGCTGAACCAAATTTAAACTCTATTAAAAGTTTAGTTCCACTAGCACTAGTTCCATCATAGATTTTTATAGAACCGTCTGCAGCACTTGCTTGTGCTTGAACAGATTGAATTCTTATTGGACCTAAATTGGTAGCAGTACCTGCACCAGTTCCTATGAACCCTTGAAGTTGCCCTGTAGCTGTTAAAGCTTTAGTTGCTTTTACATCGGATGAACTCATATTAAGCTCCTATTACGCGATTTGAGTATATTCAATAATAAATGTAAACGAACCTGCAGTTGTTGCGTCTACTGTATTAGTGATATTACAGTAAATAGTTCTTGCGGTATCTGTATATTGAACAGAAGCTGGAGCTGTTGTTCCATCTTGAGTTTGTAAAACTAAACTAGTTACAGTCACATTATGAGCAACAACAGTTGTACCGCCATCTAGTATTTCATCAGTCTGAGCTGCAACAATTTGTGCACCTGAAGAAGATGTACCTACTTCGTAACCAATATCACCTGTTCCAATAACAGGAGAAGTATCACAAAATATTTTTATATCAGTAATGATTGTGTTTGCTGGTTGTGTAAATTCACCTATAGTGGGTGAATCTCCTGCTGTAGTATTTACTGTTACACCAGTTGCAAAACCTACATGTTTTACATACTTATTAGTAACAATACCTGTAGATGCAATATTTACAACATCAGTTTCTGCACCTGTGCTACTATTAACTGATATTACTTTAAAACCATTCTCAGACCTGACTGGTCCGTTAAATGTCGAATTTGCCATAATTTCCTCCTACGGAAATAAGTTTTATCATCTCGGCTTGTCTGCTAGGGCAGTTGATAAAACAAATTAATAAATCCTAGTCTTATGATTGTATATCATTCATTCAAAAAAGAAAAGGGACCCGAAAGTCCCTTTAATTTTCACGTAAATGATTTACGCTCCAGGTGAACCAAAAATTCCTCTCCAGTCACTAAAACCAAAGCTGTAACGTTCTCTAGCTTTGTATCTTACATTGCCAGTTTCGAAGTCGCCTTCCATACTAGTTGATACAGGAGTTCTAACGAAATGTTTTAATCCGTTAGGTACGTCAGTTTTGATAAAGAAAGCATCAGTATCTGTTAGATAATGATTTACAACATAACCGTCAGAAATCATTCCCATGTTTCTGATTGCATTGATGTCATTATCTGAAGTACCGACTCTTCCAGGACTATCCATAAGTCTATCTGCTACGAATTGTAACGCAGGCGGAATAATTAATTTTTTCGCCTGTGCATTAACTTTAAGGTTTCTTTCGTCTCTGAAGTCAGAGATATCAATTAACGCTTGTTCGAGAGAAGTCTCATTTAAGTCAGATGCAACAGTTAACTCATTTTTCAAGTCTACGTTAGCAACAGTAGGATGGTCTGTAGCACAAAGCTCTTTTCCATCACCACCAACAAATGAAGAACTAAACGCATTGTTTAATACGTTAGCTGCTTTTACTTGCTTAGTTGTTTGCATAGACCTTGCTAATGCTCTTGTGTATCTTGAAGAAAGAGTATCGTAGAGGTTATCTTCGATAGCTTCTTCTGTCAACGCAAATGCTAACGCTACAGTCTCGTGTGTATAACGCGAACTAAAAGATTCTTGAGCTGTATCATAAATGACCGCTGCTCCTTCTCCTTTAGTTGGTGCTTCACCAAACCCACTTAACATTACTTCTTCCTCAAACGCTCTTTCAGAACTTTCGGTATCGAAGATGTCTTCGTGTTCATTATTATATCTTTCATACTCTAATCCAAAGAGAGCATGAAGTCCAGGTACTAGTTCTTTGACTAGTTGGGCTCTATTAATTGCCATTATTTATTCTCCTTAGATTATACAGCAAACGTGTTAGTAGGGAATGTAAACAATCCTCTCGCATAAGCACCTATTGAGTTGCTTGGTTGCGAAGAAAATCCTACACATAACGCTACACCGCTTGATGTTGTTGCAGTCACACCTTCTTTTGACCTACCATTGACAGTGCTGCCAGCAGTAGTTGAGAGAGTGTATTTGTTACCGATAAAACTTACGGCAGGAGTTCCTGCTGTAAATTGAGCTTCGTAAACAATTCCAGGGTCATTGTAAACGAGAGCTTCTGCATCGGCACCACCTAGTGTCGCAGTGTCAGCAGTCCAAACTTTCGAGAAAGTTGGAGTACCGTCAGTTGCGGTAAAAAATACTCCGTAAAACACACCTACAGGTGTACCAGTCGCCGTACCTTGAATGACATATCCGCTAGATAAATTAACTACATCACCTGAAAAGATTGATGCGTTAGTTGCACTTGCGATTCTCATTTTAGCAGGACGAATAATACCACCGTACATATGATATGCAGGAGTAAAACCATCAGGTTTATTTGTATTAGCCATGATAATCTCCTTTGCTTATATACATAGTTATTATTAAGTTCCTTTATCGGTAGGTTTACTACCGAATGCGACTTTAGAAGACCTTTGGATATCACTATCTTTTATAGGCATTCTTGGGTCGCTTTCTCGCATTAAGTTTTGGTCTACACCGTCCATAGCAGTTTTTGCTTGGTTTGAAAAATAAGCTGTACGCTCATCTGCGGTTTCAACAGGTACTTTAGCAAGAATTAAACCTCCAACCCCAATTACTCCTTTATTACTTCCACTATCTACAGTTGGAGCTTCAAAATCAGGATAGTCTTCTGCTCTCACAGGTTCATATCCTTCTCTAATACGTTTTGACATATTAGATTTATCATCTACTCCTCTGGTAGCTTCTCTAATCCACCTGAATTGATATCCAGGAGGAGCGTCTGGTGCGTCTAACATTGACGGGGGTTTCCAAGGCGTTCTGCGAGTTTGAGAGTCTCGTGTCTCTGCGGACCTAGAGTTTCTATCCGTTGCGACTTCTGTTGTTGTGTTCTCATCTGTCATTTTTATACTCCTTCGATATGCTTGGCATATTCTTCTAGCGGCACGTTTAGTCTTTTAGCTATTGCTACTTGACTTGGTGACAACTTTATTTTGCGTGATGATTTTTTACCACTAGCACCTCTGCTACTGGCAGCAACCTGTTGCACGGGGGCAGATTGCTCTTCTGAAAATTTGTGTGGAAAATTATCTTGCATACGTTTATCAACTTCAGCATAATAATCGTCAGAAGAAGGATTATACCCACTTTCAACGAGTTCTTTATGTATTCCAAATGCTGCAAACGTCATTGCTTGGTCATCTCCGAACCATTTATTTTTCTCAGCCCATTCCTCAGCTTTAGGGTCAGGTCCTTTAGCCTGAGGTTGTAATGTAGGTTGGTAATCTTCTACGGGGACTTCTTCAGCGTTATTATTTTGTCTAACTTGCTGTTGTGCTGATAATCTTTTAAGATTTTGTGATTCAGCACTTGCCCTAGAAAGTTTTTCTGTTGCTTCTGCAACAGCTTCACCATCACCTGCATCTTGAGCCTCTTTTAATAAAATTTTGGCTCCTGCTATTTCTGATTGTACCCTA